TAACCGAATCAATAGATGTCGCTACCAATGTTGTAGGGTCTGCGCTAAATCCAAAATCCTGTCCATAAACAACACTTCCAACATCTTTGAATTTACCGATAGTCCAATTCGTGAATATAACTCCTTCCGCTTTATCAAGCCAGCCCCCAAGAATTTGATGCTTATATTTGTCCGGTCTTCTTTCTTTAATTGTATTTATTTGCGATAAGAATGATTCTGATAGGTTATGTATATTATCGAAGTACGTTGTGTGTATGTAGGTTGTATCTCCTTTAATTGTATTAGCACCACCCTCAATTCCTTTACCCTCAAAGAATCTTTGGTAAATAAAATGCTCTTTCGTGGCAGGATTTAGTATAAGTATAACACGATTTTGTTTTGTCTTATGCCGTATAGATAAATCAATCTTATCGAATGTATCTTCATCTGTTAATTCTTCTGCCTCATCCAATACAAATGTAGTTACACCTTGCAATGATTTTAAGTTAGCCGTTTGTGTTCCGCTACTTGTTTTTATTCCCTTAAATATAATCTTACTTCCGGTCTTTATGTTTAGAATCTCATCCTTTGTGACTGCAAAATCGTTAGCCATTCCGAGCAGTTCAATCTTTTCTATAAATTCAGGAATAATACTTACGTGTGCCGATACTAATGTGTAACGTGTGAATAGAATAATATGTCCTGATTCCCTCGTAAGCAAACTTAAGAATGTAGTTATGCTAAACGACTTCGAACTACCTCGTCCGCCAGTTATTATAAAGTACCTTGAATCAGAACCTAAATTATCGTACTTATTACTTATCGTTACCAACTTTGAAATAGTCTTTTATATTGAAATCGTTTACATTCAATGTAGTTTCAACTGTCTCTTTCGGTTTGCCGAATATATGTTCAGCAACAAAGATTTGTCCTCGTTGTGAATCCAATAAATCTACTACGAATGCGATTTTATTATCATCGTCTAAATCTTGCTTGTAAAGAACTTTAAGTGCGTTAATGAATATAGCATTAGCTTTTAACTCATCTACCTTTGTAGGTCTTCCAGCACCTGTTCTTGCGCCTCCATTCTTCTTCTTTTCTTCCATCTGAAAAAAGTATTATTTATTCAATTCTCGTTATAAACCATTTCGTAAAATATCTTACTACTTACCTGATTCAATTCTATTTGTTTCACATCACTATAATAAACCATATACGCAACATCAGCAGTTTTTAAAGTTGCTTTTAAAGTCGCCCATTCTTGTAAATGCAACTTATCATTTATTACTGCAATGTAGTATCTCACGCTATTTGTTCCTCTTCGTATAATTTAGCAACTTTACGTAAATCTTCTACCATATCAAGTAAACAAGAACCACAATTAGTCGGCTCATTTCTTTGGTGAAATATGCGATTATAAATTGATAATATTTGAGATTGGTCTACTGGATTAACATTATTCTGCTTCAATAACAACCATCCTGATAGCCAAGTATATTCTGATTCGGTTAAGCATAATGGTCGCTTGTATGGAAATATCTTATTCAGTTTCTCCTTGCGTTCTGTACATCCACAATCCTCACCCAATATAAATTTAGCCACTTTATCTATTCCGGTAGCTTTTAAAACACTTTCTACTGTGTCGCCTAATCCTTTTGCTTGTATTTTTTTCGGTCTTGCCATATCTATATAATTAAATTTTAGTCGTTTTGTTTAGGTACTCTACACATATCCAAAATATAGTAATATTGTTCAATTACATTTTCATCTTTACTACTCAATTTAATACGTTTTTGTAATGTATCGTAATCAATTGCTTTGCTTTGAATCGTCTCATAATGAACTGATTTTCTACCGAAGAAATTAGTATTATAATATCTTACCTTAGTGAATAATAAATATACTTTCTCTTCCATTATAGTAACTCAAAATCTTCGTTTAAATAGTCCTCCCAATCCTCGCCTACATTATCCTTAATCTTTTCTTTGCAGATTTTAATGGTGTTAAATATACTGGATAGGCTAATTTTTGTTTCAGCCGCCATTTTACGCATTGATGTTTTTTCATTGCGATATACTTCAAATAGCATCTTATCGTACCAATGCCAAGAATCTATTTCCTCAACTATCTTTAATTCAATAGCATTTTTAGCAACAAGCATCTCAGTATTATTTGACATTTCCATCATATAAAGATTCTCTAAGGAAACGTACTTAATGCGTTTGGATTTGTTTACGTGTTGTAGAAAGGTATTTTTTAAAGATAACCACATATAACCTTTATTGATTTTACCATCTGTGAATAGCTTATCCTCGCTGCTCCACTTCAAAAGGTTTATGTAAGTTTCTTGTACGATATCTTCGGCAAAAAAGTATTCGCCAAAAGAGTGAACATATTTAGTCCACTCCTTATGATTATTTACGATTGGTATTATCCAACTCATTTGTCATTAGTCTAATTTTAATAAATATACGACTAATAAATAGATATAGTTTAGCATTGTTTATAAGTTAATCGGTTAAACCTTGATTTAATTGTGAATGAGCGTAATTTAACTCGGCTTTAAGTATTGCAATTTGCTCAATTAACCTTTGATTTTCTGTTTGTAATTCGTCAATGTGAGAATCCAAATATTTTTCTAAAGATTCGTATTCCTTGAATCTATTTTCGAGTGCTTTAAATATATTTCTGTACATAATTTCTTAATAATTCATTAGGTCTAAACGCTCATATACTGCGAATGCTATCTTTTCTCTGTGATGCCACATTAACTCTGTAATGTCATCGTTATGTAGCGTTGTTATTGTTTCGATGCGCAAGGTTTCAAGTTGCTGCTCATCTAAATCGTAAGGTGTATCAAAATAATACTCAACTTCTAAATCCACACCTTCTAATTCGATTCTAACTGATTGATTTTTCATACTTTTTATTTTAAATTGTTAATAATTTCTACAAATATATATTAATTATTGGATTGTAACAAAAAAAAGTAAATAAAGTTCCTGACCCACGTACCACTGTGAGAACTCTTAGTTTGATTGGTTGCATTTCGTGGTCATTTACTTAATTTTGTTTACAATAACCTACTTAGTGAAAACATCTTCTGTATTTTCGTTCCAAATAGTTACGATGGAAGCTATCCATAGAACAGCAAAACTAAAACTAACTGCTCCAAACATCCACTCAGGCGCATTCCAATAGTCCATCGCTAAAAATATAGTTAGCGTTGGTGTTATCGGTAGTCTTGTTGGAAGATTCTTTCTGTGTATCTTTCTCATAGTTCTAATTTAAAATGGCAAGTCGTCACCAACTTCATCTGCAATAGACAACTTCTCACTTGTAGACTTCATCTCTTTAGTCATCGCATCAATTTTCCATACTGCAATCGTATTAAAATACTTCACTTCACCTTGTGGATTAGTCCAAGACCTACCACGCAAGTTATAATGTGCTTCGATTTCTTGACCTACTTCGATTGAATCAATAAGACTACATTTATCCTGTTGTAATTCAACTTCGATTAACTGCGGATAATCTCCAGCTTCAGAAATTACAAATGTGCGCTTACTAAACTTTTCACTAACTTTAATCGTTTCATTTTTAACGATTACTTTTCCTTTAATTGTGTTCATATTTACTTTTTATTTAATTATACATTTCGTTTAACTTCAGTAAAGCCATATTCAACTCGTGATTTAATTTACCCGCTTCAATCGTAGCAATTTCCACCCATTCAGCAACCGTTTTAATATTAGGCTTGGCTTTCGTGCCTAAATTAATTTCAGAATCCTTTGTCAATGCTTTATACCACAATGATTTTACTTTCGATTCAGGTCTATAAGATACAAAATACATCGTTTCTAACTTTGGATTGACAGTGAAATAATGCAAAACTTGGTGTATATTGTCACTTGGAATTTCATTTGCTAATAAAGTCTCGGTGTGCTTCTTTGCTCTTGGACATTTAATCTCAAGCATTATCGTGTCATCTTCTGATATGCCATCAGGTGACAATCCAAGAATAGGAATAGCAGCGTTCTGAATGAATCCAATCTCTTTAAATGATATGAATAACTCATCCGATATTGCCTCACGTGCATAAACTTCCAATTCAGTGCCTCTAACCATATCAGCAGAACTATATGAATCTTCCAATTCCCAATCTTCGATGTGTTGTGAAATTAAATCTATTAGTAGTGTATCGGATTTAATAAATAAACCTTTCGATGCAGTTCCAGTTATTTTGCCATGTCGCAATTCTAACCAATCCGCAGTGCCTTGTATTATATCGTGCTTAATCATAACTGCGCTATTTGTTCTTCCGTTAATATATAATCTGCAATCAATTTATCCTTGTCAAATTTACCGCTTTTAATCGCTTCTAATGCCTTTGTAAAACGTTCTTGGTTAATCGGTTGTTTTTGCTTGATAAGTTGTGTGCTGCGCACTCTAATACCACCAACTTGCTTACCCATCATTTTAACTGACTCATCAAAACTAAGTTCTATTTGTACTCCAATCCAGTTACCGATATTACGAGATTCGGCAGATGTTAATGACTTTTGCAATCTAACAACTGCTGCGATTGTTTTACGATTAATAGAGTTTACTACCATTGGCTTAACTTCTTCTTCAAATTCCAAGAAATAACCATCTGTTTTATTACCGGACACATCTACATTTTTTGCGTAATAAGCATCTTTAATTGTCAAAACGCATTGACCTAATTCAGTTACGATTGTTTCAACATCAATACCTGCAATGTGCGTTGACTTGCGGTAACGCATACAATCAATTCCATGTTCTTTGTTCATACTTTTAAATATTAAATAAAATAACCCCAATACTAATAGCCACGACCAAGAGGCATTTTAATACTGGGGTTAAAAATAATTTTAGATTTTTCATTTGGTCGTTACTTAATTTTTTGTAAATATAATACTTTTTATTTAATTACAAACTATTTATTTTAATTTACTTAACCATTGCTCATAAATATTACTTGCAACTTGAGCTGTCATAACGGGTGGAACACTCATTCCTATAATATATTTTGATTTTAAATTTAAGAAATTATAATCTAATGGATAGCTACCAGCTAAACAATTTTCTTTTTTTGTTAATGGTCTTGCATGTTTCCAATGATAACTACCTCCATCTCTATGAGCTGCAATTGTTGGTAAAACTTTTTTTCTATCTAATTTACTTGAATTATGCAACATTCCTTTATGATGTACAGTATTAAATCCGTCTCCTTCTTTACATTTTTCCCAACAAATTAAATAAGATGGACACATTTTTGTTTCAGCAATTGTTGTTTCTATGTCATCTATTTCTTCAAATAGTATTGATTTTTCGTTAAATTCCATTTCAATTTTAGGAACTTCAGTAAACATATCTTCCCAATGCAAGAATTGTTTAGCTAAATCTTTACGTAATGCAATAAAAAATACTCGTTCACGTCTTTGAGGTACTCCCATTTTAGATGCGTTAAGTAAGAAATGTTGGCAGTAATATCCAGCCTCTTCAAATGCTTTGTAAATTTCAATAACATAATCTTTAGCGTTGCCCATTAAAAGCCCTTTAACGTTTTCAGCTACTACAACTTTAGGTTGTAATTCTTTTGCAAGGTCTATAAAGTCAAAAAATAATGTATCTAAAACTTGTTCAGCTTGCCCCTCTCTAAATTTCTTTTCTTTACCCC